CCAGGTAACGGCGCTCGAGCAAGGGTGGGATCGTCCGGAGTTTGGATACTTCATGGAGATGGGGACCGGAAAGTCAAAGGTATTGATCGACAACATAGGTATGTTGTTCCTCGCAGGTCAGATAAATTTTGCATTGGTGATCGCACCGAAGGGTGTTTATCGGAACTGGGTGGCTAAAGAAATCCCAGAGCATATGTCTAACGAGGTTCCGCATCGAGTGATTCGGTGGGTGTCAGGTGGTAACAAGAAACAACAGGCGGAAGTGCAGTCTGTTAAAGAACCGTTCTCTGGCCTGACAATATTTGTCATGAATGTCGAAGCATTCTCTAGTCTCAAAGGAAGTACAGCAGGTAAATGGTTGAGTCGTGCGCTTGGTCCTTACGGGCTCATAGCTATCGATGAGTCTACAACTATTAAGAACCACAAGGCCAAGCGCTCGAAACAACTAATGAAAATTGCAGAAGGTTTCAAGTACAGAAGACTCTTGACAGGGTCTCCAGTTACAAAAAGTCCTATGGATATCTATTCGCAGTTCGAATTTATGCGTAAAGGTTTGCTTGGTCATGAATCCTACTACTCTTTTCAAGGTAGATACGCTGTCACGCAGCGTCGAAGCATGGGCGCTCAAGCTTTCCAACAGATCGTAGGGTACAAGAACATCGATGAACTTACAAAAAAGATTGACATGTTTGCCTATCGGGTTCTCAAGAAAGACTGTCTCGATCTTCCGGATAAAATTTACACCGCTCGATACGTTACACTGACAAGTGAGCAGCTAAAGATGTACGAAAACCTACAGCAACAGGCGCTCGTTATGTTCGAGGATGGAGAAATGGTGTCGGCCCCTGCAATTATTACGCAGATGCTTCGGCTGCAGCAGGTAATGTCCGGACATCTCAAGACTGATGATGGAGAAATGAAGTACTTTCCATCACGCCGCATGGATGCCCTCGATGAAATCATGGAAGAACACCAGGGCAAAGCTATTATCTGGTCTAGATTCCGGTATGACATCAAACAAATCACCGACATGCTCAATAAAAAGTTTGGCCCTGGATCTGCAGCAGCATACTTCGGAGACACAAAGGATGATGAACGCAATCAGATAGTAAAGAACTTTCAGAATCCGAACCACCCGCTAAGATTCTTTGTCGGGAATCCATCAACAGCGGGTTATGGTCTAACGTTGACCGAAGCTAACCTTGTGGTGTACTATGCCAATGACTACAACTTGGAGACACGCATCCAATCTGAGGATCGGGCCCACCGGATCGGGCAAAAACACAACGTTACATACGTTGACCTGATCACAGAAGGCACAATCGATGAGAAAATTGTGGAGTCTTTGAGAGGAAAGATAAACATCGGAGCCAAAGTGCTCGGAGAAGAGGCAAGAGAATGGCTAAGTTTGAAGCCCACGAAGAAATAATAGAAACCATGGTGGACTTTAAGAAAGGACTTCGGACTCTCGATACAGGGACCAAGGTCCTTGCCGAACAGACGGGGCTCGAGGATGATGTCGCCCGTGCATTACTCAGAGGCATGAACAAATCATACTCAACAGTCACGCAGATCAGAGGCTACTCAAAAGAAAAACCCTATCAGATCGAAGGCAAGAATAAAAAAAGGCTCCTTAAAAAAGGAGCCTGTTAGTTTGGTAGCATAGGACTACCGAGCAGTGTATGGAATACCCTAACAATACATGTTAAGTGTCATGCTGTCGAGAATGAAAGTCATGTGCCTGACGTATCAACACTGACAGTTGTCGAGCCATGGACCTTTGTTCTTTCTCTGCGATCAAACGCAGCAAGTCATGATCCTCTTTTATTAATCCAACGTTCTGAAACTTTTGTTTCTCAGACTCTTTCATCTTTTTTCTAGCCATGTCAGCCCCCAGTTGTTTTGTAAATGTTGATTGTACATACACAAGTTGGGGGCTGAACGCAAGTAGTTAGATTTAGACAGGCAAGACTATGCGATAAGACTCTGTGCTTTCCAACGGTTGGTCTTCGTCGGAAAGAAACTCGTCTATTCGAGACATAGAAATGTTATCTTCTTCCAAGTGTTCAGCTAATTCGTCTGCAGTCCACCACTCAGGGCTCTCCACCATGGTGGCTCGGATCACTGCGAAGTCTTGAACCTTTGGATCTACTAAGACGGGCTTGGATTCTTCAGCTTGCTCAACCGTGGTGGCTCGAACACAGCGCCAAGGTATGTGGGCTCTCTTGTCCGCGTAGTTTGGTACGCATCTTGCATCAACCAAATCCCCTCGATCAAAGTTCAGAAGGTTTACGATACGAGCATTGAAGAATACTGCTTCCCCCTCATCGGTTATACCAAACGCGCTCCTAGATTCAGTTAAATTTTCAATCATCACATACATAGATTCTGTATTGAAGTTATGCTCCGAGGTGTGAGTGAAATTTTCCAACTGCTTACGCGCTTGGTGGTTGTTCATGTATGCTGTCCTTATCTTATGCATTTGAAATGTCCTTTAACGGAAGTTTGTCTCGTTTAATAATATTGCAAACCATTGTCTCCGATACACACAACAGGTCTGCAATCGTGGTCACGTCTAGTTTTTTATGCAAAAGAATATTTATCCGGCGAGATCTTTCGCTAATCTTTTGCTCCGGAGTAGAAGGAGAACGTCTTTTAATTCCCGTTCTTAGTGATTCCTGGTTGTGCATGTGAGCAATTCTAGGCTTCTTAATAACGTCCATTTGATTCTGTTTGATCCATGCCCTTCGAAACCTGTGCTCTTGTTCCGGTGTCATATGTTCCTCCCTTTCTGTCTGAGGTTACTGGTGAAAGAACGTAGTTCCCCCACCGCGTTAAAGATTTCATCGTTGAGTGAAGGTCTCGCGTCTTTGCGAAACCTTTCTTCCTGCAGACGATCAACTTTATTCCTTAAATAAGTAAGGTTCTGCTCCTCTGCGGGTGTTAGTGTCTTAGTGCATTCTTTCTTTAGGGACATTGTTTAATCGATCCTCTGCTGATTTAGATGAAATTTGTGACAGCATTTTGAATCCGAACTCCATGTCTTGAGGACTCCAGAACTGAGATGCCATAGTCATGAGAGTAGCAACCACATCGTCTGGATCCATATCCTCCGGCAATACTCGCATGAGATTGTGAACAAGATGTCCCTTTTCCATTACGCTTTCTGGATAAAACTCAGAGTGAGTGTCCATCATACCATCAAACACTAGAGACACAGTCCAATATTCAAACTTCTTTGAGTCTAGGTTTAGTTCCGGAAGTATGTGGTCGATCCAATCTTGAACCTCGATCCATGTGTCCATGAACGCGGCCTCGAAACCCGAGTGTTCGGTCTTCGTTGTTATTTGATACACGTTATTTTCCCTTTCTCATCCAATTAATTTCCTCAAGTAACTCTAGCTTTTCAGCCGTTACTTTCTCCAACGCCTTCAGCAGTCTTGCTATCTCGTTGGTTTGCTTTGCCATCTTGGAATGCATGGCTGCAGTTCTTTTATCAGACATCTAGATCCTCGAAACCTTCGTCCTCGATATCGCCATAGCCGTTGCAATACTCGCAGTCCTCGAGCCGCGTGTCTAAATATCCAACGTCACGGTTTATGTTGTGAGGTACAGCGTACTCTACCTCGACTTGTCCATGCCCGTCACATTCTGGGCATGGCATTCTTCGTTCTTTAACACTGCTCATTGATTTATCCTTCTCTGTTAATCTCCAACCAATTATGTCCCTCATTATCGATGGCTTCTTTGATTCTGTCCAACTCTATTTCGAATTGTTTGGTGTATCTTTGGTTGTAGGTTCCCGTCTGCTTAGATGCAGCAGACAATTTATCCACAGTCCAATGATGAACTGTGTAGATTATGCTTTCTGAAAGTCTCTCTTCAGAGGGAGCCTGATGCCCCCGTATCGCGCCATTTTTTGTCATGATATCTCCTAGAAATCTGGTTCGCCGTGTTCATCGAGCACTGGCATTCTGAATTTATATTCACGGGGCTCCGGCTTTGGTCGGGGCTCCTCTTTCTCAAGAGGAATAACCCCAAGCCTACGCAGTTCCGCCTCATCCATGGACAGGAATCTTGCCCATGTAATACATCAGCGCAATCTCTTCGGGCATATCGTTGAGGATCTTGCGTCGAACCTTCTGATTCGGAAGCTTAGTCCAATCACCATTAGTGACAGGTGGATGCCAATCAGATTGATAGACGCCCTCTTCGTTCTCAAACAAGAACAAACATTTCTTCTTCATGGCGCGTTTCATATCCTTCCGAGCAAGGTGCTCGTCCAAACGTTTACCGCACCATGTCTCCAGATCCTCACCCCATCCCTCTGGAAAGAGTTCGCATGGTGCTTCCCGAGGAAATAAGTTCTCATCATTAAAAGCCTCGGTCACTTCACGCATGACCTTGGGCCAATCGCCCTTGTACTTGGGATCTCGATCCACCCGATCAGGGCCACCGTGTCCTTCGTTGCTGACATATGCGAACGACTTACCGTCCACATAAAGTTTGGCTTGATAACAGGCAGTCTCTTGGCTTGCCCATTCAGAATACTTGATTGCTTTTAATTGTAATTGATGTGCCATTATACGGCCTCCTCTTCTGGTGTCCAAGTTGTGTCCACCCCATCGATGAACGTGCCTTCATACATCATGCCCTCGTCTTGGTATGATGCATCTACAATGATGCCCATGTCATGAAGCTTCTCCCAAACTTTGATCGGTGGGCTCCATGCAGTCTCGCAGTTAAATTGAAAACTAACTTCCGCGTCACGTTCTAAAACGTCAGGGTCAGAAATCTCTTGGCTTATTTCTACACTGTAGATGTCCCACTTGGTGTCCCAGTTATCGAGACGCCATTGATACCATGCAGGAGTATGGGTCGCACCTTCGATATTGTCCTGAGACCAAACCTCGAAAGGCATTGGACAAATAGTCTGGCATAAAGTTTCGTTTTTCACAGCTTCATATATATGAGCCATGAGATATTGTGGTCCAGTAAGATGAACCTGTTGTGCTGTGTGATTAGGCATGTGAGCCTCCTTGTTGATTGAATAGTTGAACCGCTTTGGCGAATCCTCGCGGCGTTGCACTGCGTATATCTTTTGTCCTTTTGGACTTGCCCCCAAGCTTCATCATGGCGGTGCTATAACCATTACCATGATAACGCTCTGGGTCAACAGATACCTTGGTGGGCATACGAAAGTTATTACCAGTCCATAAACAAGTTTTCTTTTTGTATGCATCCCGAGGCGCAATGTACTCAGGCCATCGAGGGTGCTCTGCGGCATTGTCCTCGATGTATCCCCCATACTCATATGGGTGGAATGAATAGTCAGGTTTACGCCACTTGGTAGCCAAAACACTGACAGGATTTTCTATAAAATATGGGACGCCAAGGTCCTCATAAAATCTGGCACAAGTCATGGCATGATTAACAGCCTCATCTTGAAACCATGGGTTGGCCTCTGCTTTTTTCTTGAACCATGCCGCGCCCGAAACCGCGAGGTCTGTGCAAACAGGGAAGGCCATGCCAAAAATAACAGGCTGATCCATGAAAGGCAGAGTTCTTTTTATATCAGCAAAACTCTGCGGATCATGCAAATCTGCATAGTGATACTCAATCGACCCATTCCCGATCCTGTGATAATATTCTTTTGTGATCTCATGTGGATCATGCTGAATATCAAAGGCATAACATTCGTGTCCGGCATCAGCCCAAGGTTTCAATGCCTCGCCTGTGTAATCATACAAACTTAATACAACGCCCATTAGTCTCCCCCTTCCCTGTGCCAACACTCTTTCAAGTGCGCCTCTTCTGCTACTTCCCAACGCGCCATGAAATTTGTGATCCACTTGCTTTGCTTCGGAGTAAGCTTGTGCTCACACAACAACTCCATAGCATCTACGCATTCAAAACCCTGTGCCTTGCACCACCGAGCATACTTGTCATGTAATCTGTGGATCATGCTCATACGTTTACTCCCTCGATCTTAATGTAAGGAAGAAAAGTTCCATTAATTATATTGAATGTAGCCTCGTAGTGAGTGTACCCATAGAATAACTCATCAAGATACTTGCCATTTAAGTCGATGATAGGACGCGACTCGGTCCCTGCAACACGGTGCTTGCCGTAGTATGGGTCAGCAATCAGTTCCATTTTTACATATTTTAATTCTTGGTGCATGACCCTTGAGAACACGCGCCCTCTTCTGAAACCAAAGTCCAAGAGCATCTTGCCCTCGATCCACACACGCTTGTGTCCACGATTGCTTCCGATCTTGTAGGTTTTCTTTACATCATGCCCATATACAAATTCGTGTTTGTCTGTCATAGTTGAACCTCATAATTGAATTGTTGATATTACACAAGTTAATCAAGAGGATGCTTGTAGTCAAGTTTTATTTTTGGGGGGATAGTACGTCGAGTTACACTATAGGCATATTCTCCAGAAAAAAAGTAAAAAAGTTTTTATCCATTCAAATATGACGTAATAAACGTACTAAACGTACTCTTAAAAATAAACAGTAATGTTTACAACCCTCTAAGTAGCCCATGAGGGAGTACGTTTGGCAGTACGTTAGTACGTTTCTCTGGAGAAAACTCCTATATAGGAAAGATGGACATCATCCGGTCTATGGTTTATCTTGTTGGTAATACACAACGAGGAACATCATGTCGATGCAGGAAAAGATAGAAGACGGGGAAGAACGTGTCCTCACTAACAGGCAAAAAACTTTCGCTAGGTTTATTGTTGAAGGCATCTACTCGAATGCCGAGGCCGCGAGGAAAGCAGGGTTCGCAGAATCAACAGCCAGTAAACATGCATCCCTACTGTTAAATGGCAGGGACTATCCGCATGTGCTCGAGTATATTCAAGAAATGAGAGAGGAAAGGGAACGCAGATATGGCGTGTCAACTCTCGGTCAACTCGAAAGGCTGTACAAATTATCGGTTGGTGCTGAAGAGAACGGTCAATTTTCTGCGGCTATTAATGCTGAGAAAATACGATCCGCATTGGGTGGTTTAACTGTTGATCGAAGAGAGCAAGTGAACACCATTGATCAGCTATCTCGAGACGAAATTGTTGGACGTTTAGCAGACCTTCAAAAGAAATATCCCCAAGCTTTTGAGATCGAGGGGACAGCAAAGGATATTACACCACATGAGCAAGGGACCAGAGGCGAACTTTTGGAACACATTGAGGTCGAATCTGCCTCCGAAATGCCAAGCAACGAGGATTGAAAACAAACATGGGGGCGGTGTTCCTGATGTACATTTAATCTGGGATG